ATCTGGCGATACCTTAACCATTGTTCGAGGTGAGGCTGGTACTGGTGTACCGGCAGTATCTGGTGTTGCACATACCGCAGGTGCTTCTATTAAGCACGTACTTACTAGCGATGATCTTATATTCTTTCGTAACAATGCCTCACCTGTAGCATCCTTTGCTTTTAGTGGTTCTACCTCTGGTACTACAACTGTCCAAGCAACCGCTATTGCTGGTACTAATACGCTAACGCTACCTGCTACAACTAGCGATACCTTAGTGGGTAAGGCAACAACAGATACTCTTACCAATAAGACTCTTACATCGCCAACTATTACAACTCCGACACAGAGGCTTACTCTTAATGCACAAACTGGAACTACCTATTCCTTAGTAATAGGAGATGCTACATATAAATTAGTTACTTGTTCTAATGCCGCAGCAATTACCGTAACAGTCCCACCTAGCCTATTTGCTATTGGTGATACTATTAGTGTTCAATCTATCGGAGCTGGTCTTACCACCTTTGCCGCAGGATCAGGTGTAACCATCACCTCAACTGGTGCAACATCTGCAGCTCCGACTCTCAGAGCGCAGTTCTCAGCTTGTACCGTTATCTGTACCGCATCAAATGTATTTACGATAGTTGGTGACCTCTCCTAATGACACCAATTCTAGGAATAATGGCAAGTCAGATAAGTGGGCATCTAGGTTTATCTGTTAACTACCTTGTTGTTGCGGGTGGTGCGGCTGGCGGCGGGGGTCATTCTGGCGGATATATTTCAGCAGGTGGCGGCGCGGGTGGATACCGCGCAGCGAATAATTTTAGTTTTAGCCTTAACACGCAATTCACGGTTACTGTCGGCGGTGGTGGCGCTACATCATCAACTAACTTTGGCGGTAATGGCAGCAATTCAGTTATAAGTACGATTACATCAAATGGTGGCGGTGGTGGTGCTGCTTGTGGGTTTAGCACTCCAACACACAACGGACAAAACGGTGGTTCAGGCGGCGGGGCAGCAATAGAAACTGGTAGTGCGGTTGGAACCGCAGGCACAGGCAATTTAGGCAATTATTCGCCAGTTGAAGGTTACGACGGCGGCGCGGGCAACTCTAATGGATACGGCGGTGGTGGCGGTGGCTCAAGTGCGGTAGGAACGGGCGGCAGCGCAGCATTTAATTTGGCTGGCGGTGCTGGGACTGCCAACAGTATTTCGGGTTCTAGCGTTACATACGCAAGAGGTGGAAACTCAGGCAACAGCCCAGCGGATTCCGCCCCGACGGCTGGCGGTGCTAATACTGGAAACGCAGGTTCGGGAGTTTATTCTAATGCTTCAAATAAAGCAGGCGGCGCTGGCGGTTCAGGAATTGTTATAGCCAGTTACTCAGGCACCACACAATTATGTACTGGTGGAACTGTAACTACATCAGGTGGAAATACAATTCATACATTTTTATCTTCAGATACTTTTATTACTGGTATCCCAAAAGCAACTGGTGGAACTATTACGCTATCAGGTGGTTATTGGGTTCATACATTTACTTCTTCAGGAACATTTACCCCAACTTCAGCGCTGACTGCTGATTACCTTGTAGTCGCAGGTGCAGGTGGTGGAGCGCGTATTAACGGTGGCGGTGGCGCTGGTGGACTTCGCTCAACTGTTACCGCAACGGGCGGTGGCGGTTCGCTTGAAACTGCTTTATCTTTAACAACAACTGGGTACACCGTAACCGTTGGTGGCGGTGGCGCTGGTAATACATCACTCACTGGAAATGGAACTGATGGCAGTAACTCCGTATTTTCAACTATCACATCAACCGCAGGTGGTGGTGGTGGTTCTTATGGAAACCCTACTGGCACGAACGGTAATTCTGGTGGTTCAGGCGGCGGTGGCGGATTTTCTGAGACTGGAACTTTAACTAGCGGTGGTTCGGGAACAGTAAATCAAGGTTATGCGGGTGGAACTAATAACAGCGGTACTTACGGTTCAGGTGGTGGTGGTGGCGCGGGCGCAGTTGGGGCTAATGCGTCCGGTAACGGCGGTGGAAATGGCGGTAATGGAGTTGCTACTTCTATTTCAGGTTCATCTGTAACTTACGCAGGTGGCGGCGGCGGCGGCTCGGAATCAGGAGGAACGCAAGCATTGGGTGGTTCTGGAGGCGGCGGCAATGGCGCAAAAAGACAAGCAACATCAATTATTGGAACTGCTGGAACTACTAACACAGGTGGCGGTGGCGGTGGCGGTAATAACCTACCTGTTGGCGGCTATAACGGCGGTTCAGGTATTGTTATCATCCGTTACGCAGTCTAACTAAGGGGAAAAATGAAAGATAATGTTAAGCAGATTAAAGAAACCAAACCAACACAATGTTTTAGTTATGAAGTAACAATGTTAGTTCATATAATTGCCGATAGTGAAGAAACCGCTAAAGGGCAACTTGATGAAAAAGGTGGCATAGTTACAAAACGAGAAGTAAAATTATTAAATACAGTAACTCTTTATGGAGAAGAAAAGGAGAACGACTAATGGGTCATTATGCAAAAGTAGAAGATGGAATTGTCACGCAAGTTATTGTGTGCGATTCTCAGCAATGGTGCGAAACTAATCTAGGTGGTACTTGGGTGCAAACCTCATACAATACCCAAGGTGGAGTTAATAGCCGTGAAGGTGGAACTGCCATTCATAAAAACTACGCTGGCATTGGATATACCTTTGACGGTACAGGCTTTGCCGCACCTCAACCTTTTGCTTCTTGGATTCTAAACTCAGAAACCTATCTTTGGGAAGCACCAACTCCTATGCCTACTGATGGAAAGATGTATCAATGGAACGAAGAAGAATTGAACTGGCAAGAGATAGTAAAGCCAGAATAACATCTGATTCGCAGCGCTCGGATAGCGATATTGATTGGGCTAAGCAGAATAAAATGCTAGCTGATCTAAGATGGAAGCAACGAGGACAACCAATTAAGAATGAATGGTGGTCTATATGATGGCAATAATGGTATTTAGCTTCGTTTGTGGAGCGATAGTGGGTTATATCTGGGCAAAGTATGGGAGATAATAGATGAGCTATGGCGATGACATCACCGAGGGAATCCCCTATGTACTCTCCAACCCAATTGGAACTACCACATATACACCTACCGGTGCCTCTTATGAAATCGCACTTGCTGCCTTGCCATTCTTTCTTGCCAACTCAGATGAGATGCCTTATCGTCGCGTAACTGCTCAGTATCGTAAACAACAAGTTGACCAATCTAGGGAACCAGGCGAGCAAACACTTACTGGTTGGTGGGTACGCTCACAATCCTCATTCCATTTTGGAGCTGGTGCTAAGTTCTTTGAGCCAGCACAAGATGAATCACTACGCTTTCAATATACCGAATCTAAAGGTTTAGATGTTTGGACTAGAGGACAAGCAACTCTATTAAATGACACAGCATCTTTCTATTCTGGTGCTGCTGTTGCTCAACTTATTGGTGTTAACGATGGAACTAACGACTGCATTGTTGTTACAGATGGAACAGAAATCAAGAAGATTACAACTGGTGGAACACCAACCACTTTTACTCCACAGGCTGGCACAGCCTCAACCATCTTTAGTGTTACTACCAATGGTAAGCAGTACTTCTTTATCAATGGTACGCACGTTCACAGAGGAAACCTTGCTGGTACTGTAAGCGATACTGAAATCTATAACGCTTCTAGCACTACTCGCGGAACTATTCGCTATGTAAAGCAGCGCCTTATTGCTGCTATCAATAACTCTATCTATGAACTAGACCCTAACAACTCATCCGGTGCCTTGCCCGCAGTATTGTTTACACACCCAAATACATCTTGGGTCTGGTCTAGCATCTCTGAAGGACCACAAGCTATCTATATCTCTGGCTATGATCCTAATGGAACATCATCTTCAGTCTTTAAGGTTGAGTTAGATACAGCTAATAGTAATACTTTAGGCTTTCCAGAACTTCTAACACCAACTGTTGTTATTGATATGCCCAATGGTGAACGCATCAATGACTTTGATGTTTACCTTGGAACTTATGCAATCTTGGCTACAAGTTTAGGTTTCAGAGGTGGAGTGTCAGACCTTAATGGCAACATCCAATACGGAGCATTACTATTTAGTGACGCTGCTTGTAATTCTATTGCTTTCAGGGATCGCTTTGCTTACATTGCAACTACTGTAGATGGTGAAGCAGGACTTATACGGGTAGATTTATCAACAACTGTACTAGCCAATAGCCTTTACTTTCCTTGGGCTTGGGATTTAGTTGCTGATACAACCTCAACTAAAGCAGACCAAGTAGCTTTCTTTGGCAACTCAGACCGCGCTGCATTTACAAATGGCAATAATACTTGGGCTGAATCTACTACTTCTTTAGTGGCAGAGGGTTACCTTCGCACTGGTTATATTCGATACAACACACTTGAAACTAAAATCTATAAACTACTTCAAGCTCGTATTGATACCACCAATGGTGGCATTAACATTGATTCCATTGACTATGAAGATACTTTTTATCGTATTGGTACCTTTGCTCAAGCGTCAACAGTTCCAGAAATTAACGTAAGTTATCCTCAAGCTGCCCAAGAGTATCTTGGCTTCCAGTTCACACTTACCCGCTCATCAACTGATGTCCTTAAAGGACCGCTATTTACTGGCTATCAATTAAAGTCCTTACCGGCAGTGCCACGTCAAAGACTTATTCAATATCCACTATTTTGCTATGACCACGAGAGCGATAAGTTTGGCAATGAAATTGGTTATGAAGGATCTGCTTATTCAAGGATGTCACAATTAGAAGCAATTGAAAATGTTGGTGACACTATCCGAGTTCAAGACTTTAGAACAAATGAATCATATCTTGGCATCATTGAAGAAATGGACTTTATCAATAGAACACCAGAAGATAAACGCTTCTCTGGTTTTGGTGGAACGCTACTTGTAACCGTTAGGACGGTATAATGTTATTCAAGGACTATCTAACTATAGCAGTTGCTGTCATAGCAATCTTCTCAGCAATGGCTGGCGGCATCAGGTGGATGGTCAAACATTATCTTAACGAACTCAAGCCCAATGGTGGCACTTCTATAAAAGATTCTATGGCACGTCTGGAACAACGCATAGATGATTTGTATAAACTGGTAGCGGAGAAATAATGAGCAAGGCAACACCTGCTGCTGTAGCAGTACTGCGTCAAGCAACTGCACTCAAACCTAAGCGCAAGAAGATAAGCGATGGATTACTACCATCAGCAGCACATCTAAAACAAAGTCCAACATCTGACCACAACACAGGGTTAGCTGTTGACCTTACTCACGACCCTCTCAATGGTATTGACTGCGTTGATATCTATAATAGGTTTAAGTCTGACGGGCGAGTAAAGTATCTAATCTTCCAGGGCAAGATATGGTCTAAAGATAAAGGCGAAAAGAAATACACCGGTACCAACCAGCATAATAAACACCTTCATATATCAATCAAAGATGAGTCTGCTAATGACACATCTCCTTGGTTTGGCTGGCTCAACCAACCTAAGCCTATCTATTCTTTGTTTGCTTCAATGACTGTAGCCCCTATCAAGAAGGCTTATCCAGTGCTACCTTGTACCTGCTGTAAATTACACCCCAATAAATGAGGAGAAAAATGAATAAAGAAAAAATCAAGCAAGTTGCTTTAACGTATTTTCGTGCTGCCTTCGCAGCAACTCTAGCCCTTTACTTGGCTGGGATTTCGGATCCAAAGGCGCTCTTATCAGCAGCCGCAGCCGCAATCGCAGGACCCTTGCTTAAAGCCTTGGACCCTTCTGCCAAAGAGTTTGGTAAAGGCGAGTAATCTAAATATACTGCGAGGCGGTAAAAGGCGGGTGACCCTAACGGGTTTCCCGCTCTTTTTTTTATGCCTAAATTTCTGGATCATCTACTGGACAAGGAATACATATTAGGTTCCCACAACTGGCGCAGGTTCCATCTAGGAAATACCAGACTAATTCATAGTTTTCAAAGGATGCCATTATGTTAAAAACTACAGAACCACAAGGACAAGTATGTAGTGGACCGAGTGTTCTTAGGTCAGAACCAAAGACTTCTGGTAGTTTATGCTTGTTAAAAACTGGCAGGGTTGGTAGACGGAAACGCACTGTCTGCTTTACCCCTCATTTCGCCCAGCTCATTCGGGCGTTAAGCCCGACAGTACCTGCTCTGTAACTCGCCTTGTGGCTCGTAGTTTACACATTGAGTTGTGTCGCTACGCGACGACACGCCGTACTGAGGATACAATCTCCACTATGACCACTATCGTTGGAATCTCCACCAAGGAAGGGTGTGTGCTAGCTGCTGACTCCCAAATTACTGAGGACAACCTACGCACCATTAGCCTAACCACGCCTAAAATTATATCCATCGGAAAATATCTACTAGCAATCTCCGGTGATTCAAGACCAGGCGATATCCTCGCATATAATTGGAAGATACCCGCCTATCGCGGTGAAGATCCCACGCAATTTATGGGAAAGAAGATTATTCCATCCATCGTAGAAGCCTTCCGCGCTAACGGTTATGAGTTTACCAGCGCCGATAAGGATAAAGAAGCAGGTTTTGATTACCTGTTTGCCTTTGATGGGTTGATATACCACATCGCTTGCGACCTATCATTCCTACAATCTGAGTATGGCATCTATGGTATCGGTTCAGGTGGTCAGTTTGCTATGGGTTACCTCTACTCGTCAGTGGTACCAGCTAGCATCACACTAGAGAAGGCAGTTAAGTTGGCAAAACACGCCGTTGAAATAGCGTCGGTGCTTGACATCAATAGCTGTCCTCCGATTCAATTAGTTACCCAAGAGAGGATATAAATGCTTAGAGATATTGGCAAGTTTACGATTCATTTCAATCGCTATTATCTATCAAACTTTTCATTAGGTATTGATTATTATTATCTAGTGGAATACGAAGAAACAAATAGAATTGCTATCATTCTACAATTGAACTTTCTGTTCTTTAACATTACAATAACTAAATGGATGGGACAGGTAAGTTGATAGAGATAAAGCAGCTACTACTTGATGCGCTGAAAACTAAGGACGCTGGTAAATCTCGTTCTACACAGGTGCAGATAGGACCATCAGAACTAGGTGGTTGTCGTCGCAAGGTTTGGTATCGTCTTAACAACCAACCAGTAACCAACAACAATGAATTAAAACTTGCTGCAATTATGGGTACTGCTATCCACGCAGAAATTGAGAAAGCTCTAGCAGATAACAAAGATGTAATCTTAGAATCCGAAGTTGAATACAAGGGGATGAAGGCACATATTGATTGCTGGATTCCATCCACCGGTGATGTTATTGACTGGAAAACAGTTAAGAAACAAAACCTTTCTTACTTTCCTACTCAGCAGCAACGCTGGCAGGTACAGGTCTATGGCTACTTGATTGATAAGTCGGGGACGGGGAAGCCTCGAACCGTCAGTCTGGTAGCCATAGCAAGAGATGGTGATGAACGCGATGTTAAGGTTCACTCAGAGCCTTACAATGAATCAATAGCAGTTGATGCACTTAACTGGCTCGAGGGAGTCAAGGCATCAGCAACTATTCCCGAACCTGAAAGAGAAGAATCTTTCTGTAAACACTACTGTAAATACTACGATCCATTTGAAGAAATTGGATGCGGCGGTCTAAAAAAAGAACGTATCAAAGCTGAACGCATATTGATTGAAGATGAACAAGCAAGTTCACAAGCACTTGAGTATCTTCAATTGGATCAGCAGATTAAATTGCTAAGTGATAAGAAGGATGATATCAGAGAAGCTCTGCGCGGTATCACCGGTGTAACCAGTACTGGAGTTGAAGTTACTTGGACTACCGTTGCAGGTATAAAGCAAGTAGATAAAGAAGTAGTACAAGATATAATGGGATTCGTCCCAACGAAACAAGGACAAGAAAGTATACGGCTTTCTGTCAAATTAAATGGAGGAAAATAATGGCTGCTGAAGGAATCAAGTTCCAAGTTAATTACAAATTAAACGATGGAACTCTTGTTAATCTGTATGCAAGTACAGTAATAGAACTTGAAACAGGTCTAGCAGATATTGCTATGAACGCTACTAACATTAAAACTACCGGTATGGAATTAGGTGGCGGCGCAGCCGCTCCAACCGTCGCAACAATTACGCAAGCCTTCAGCGCAACACCAATCGCAACAGGTGGTGGTGACACCATTGTAGATAAGTGGGGTAACACTTGGGTATACAACCTTCCTGAAGCTCCAGAATGTGGCAGAGGTAAGATGGTTCTTAAACACGGCAAAGCACAAGCCACAGGTAAGCCCTACAAGGGCTTCTATGACCCAGCATCGGGTCCTAATTGGGTTGGACCAAAAGTACCTAAAGAGAGCCAAGCATCAGTTATCTGGGCTAATGATTGAAAGAGCCTAAAGATTACGAGGCTCCATTGTGTGCGCAAATTGGTGGGGATTGGTGGTTTCCTGAAAAGGAAGATCATCCTGCTGGCAGAATAGATGCCGTACACGCTAAGAGCATCTGTCGTAGATGTCCTCACCAAGCAGAATGTGCAGAGTGGGGAATTGAGAATGAATCATTTGGTATCTGGGGTGGTTTATCTGAAAAACAACGTAGAGTATTTCGTCGTAGAAGAAGGATAATTACAAGGCAGGAGGGTAGAAGTGCTTAGACTTTCACGCGCTTGGGGTGGTGTAACTACCAAAGCTACACCCCTTCCGGTTGTGTGGAGAGCGTTAGAAAACCAACAGATTAAATTCCGTCGCGGTCAAGTATGTATGGTTGCTGCCGCACCTAATGCTGGCAAGTCAATGTTCTCATTGATATATGCCATCAAAGCAAAAGTTCCTACTCTGTTCTTCTCTGCTGATACTGACACTACTACTGTAATGATTAGAGCAGCAGCGCATTTATCACAACATAAACAATTGACGGTAGAAAAAAACATTACATCTCGCGCAAACCACTATGACGAATATCTTGCTGGTATGAATCATATCCAATGGGTCTTTGACTCCAGTCCGTCACTTGATGATATCGAGTTGGAGATCAAAGCCTATGTGGAATTGTATGGAGTATCACCAGAGTTAATTATTGTAGATAATTTAATGAACGTCGCAGCAGAAACTGATAACGAATGGGCTGGACTTCGTGCAATTATGATGGAGTTCCACGATATGGCTCGCAAGACTCAGGCGTGTGTACTTGTACTGCACCACGTATCAGAACAGAGTGAATATGGTCCCCCAATTATGCCACCAGCAAGACGAGCTATACACGGAAAGGTAAGTCAATTACCTGCCATTATATTAACACTTGGCTATGATCCAAGTAATAATATATTACGAGTTGCTCCTGTTAAGAATCGGTTTGGTCCACACACTGCCGATGCTAGAGATTTTGCAACTTTGTTTGTTGACTTTGGTGCGTGTCAGATAGGTGATGCAGACTCACAAGGCAGGGCTTATCTAAACTCTAGTTATCAAGCGGTCAACTAATGTTACATTATCAAACACTTAAAAATCACGTACACGATTTCGTAAAAGACTTAGATGGACAAGTAACCTGTTCTATATGTGGGGCTATGGATGATGAGCAGGAGATGAAATGAACGTTAAATACAACAAGGTCAAGGGAGCCACCTTTGAAACTGATGTAGTGAGATGGCTACGCAAGATGGGTGTAACCGCAGACCGATTAACCAAGTCTGGGTCAAAAGATCAAGGCGACATTATGGCTATAATCGCAGGTCAGACCTACATTTTAGAGTTAAAGAATCGCCAAGCGTTAAATCTTCCTACCTTCTGGAAAGAAGCACAGATAGAAGCAGCTAACTATGCAAAGGCTAGAGAGCTAGAGGTAACTCCACTTGCTTATGTAATAATTAAAAGGCGCAATGCTGGTATAGAACAGGCTTGGGTAGTCCAAGACTTAACACAATGGTTAAAGGAGAAGCAATGATTGATAGACCACCTGAATATGGGATGACTTGTCATTGTGGTATGAGAATAACTGGGACTAATGAAAAAGGTGTAGTTAGTTTATTCAAAAAACATTATGAATCAGGCGATTATCACGTTTCATATGAAAGACTTACTAATAGTTCTTCAACAGAATCTCAACAAGAATTTGTAATAAATCAAATAATGCTATCAAGGGAGAAGAAAATGCCAATACCAAATGGAGATATCACAACAACAGAGATACTTGTACCGGAACCACCAAAGGAAGATAAATGATTTGTTACTATTGTCTTAGAGGTGGAGAAGAAAATACTTTAGGTCACTACAAAAGAGCGGCAAACTGCCACCTTAAATGCGAAGGAGGTTGTCCTTGCCAACACAAGACTGGTCCAGGTCACATAAGACGCGCAGGGGAAAAGATAGAGATAGTGCAAACTCAATCTCCATAGCAGCAATAGTTACCCACTATGGCGGTGAGGTACGAGAAGGTAAGTCTGTTGCTGTGCGTTGTTGTATTCATAATGATTCAAGAAGAAGTGCAGTTATCAATACCTACGATAACTTATATTATTGCCATACCTGCGGTAAGGGTGGCAATGCAGTTAGTGTTGTGATGGAGATAGAGAATTTGGGGTATAAAGATGGCATCGCTCGTGCAAGAGAAATTGCTAGTGGAAGCGGCATCTCATTACAGCCAGGAAATAAACGAGGAAACTCTAAAGTATCTCGAAGGACGTGGAATATCTGAGATAGTAGCAGCTAGGTTTCAACTTGGAACTATCACAGATCCGATTGCCGGTCACGAAAGTTATCTAGGTTGGCTATCTATTCCTTATATCACTGCGTTAGGTATGGTTGCTGGCTTTAAGTTTAGAAGGTTAGATGATGGCAAGCCTAAGTATGGTTCGCCATTAGGTCAGAAGTCGCATCTGTATAATGTTTCAGATGTGATACTAGATAGTCACCGTATTGCAATTTGCGAGGGTGAATTGGATACGGTGATTCTATCTGGAGTATGTGGTATAGCAGCAGTTGGAATCCCAGGAGTGGCTGCTTGGAAATCACACTTTGCTAAGTTGCTTGGTGGATACGACACCATTTACATTATTGGTGATAACGATATTAAGGAAGATGGTACAAATCCTGGTGCTGACTTCGCTAAGCGTGTTGCATCAGAGGTATTGAATGGGACAATTGTATCATTACCACCATCAATGGATATAAATGACTTTTATCTCGCAAATGGGACAGAAGGAATCAAGAAACTATTGGGAGAAAAAAGTGAATGAATCAACAGGAGATGGAGCAGATAGTACTATGGCTGACCAGTCAGGGATTCGAGATAGTTGGGATAGAACTTTCAAGTGGGACAATTTCAATAAGACCAATAGCCCTGCACCCTTAGCTGACCACGCTGCGGTATTAAACTATCGTAAACCTGGAATCTCTACCGATGATCTTGCTTCTTTCATTGAATCCTTTGCCTCGCTTCGCGTTAGTAGAGTAAAACAAATTGGCGCAAGCCAATACGAATTAGGTGTTGGACAGAAGTTTGAAACCTTTTCGGTACAAGACACCGTTAAAGAATTAGTAGAAGAACTAGCTGATGCTAGCAACTACATAGATTTCCTCGCTATCAAATTATTATCCATCGTTAGTGAGTTAGAATCTAAAGAGATGGATTGCGGTTGAACCCTGAATTACATCCAACTATCTATGACTTAGCACCTAGCGTAGCTAGGGTAATCTACCAACGCTATCGCAACTATGTGGATAAGGCTGATGTATTACAAGAGTGCTACCTCTGGGCTGCCGGTAGAGCCAATCAGTTTGATGAAATGCTTAATGAGCAAAATCCGTTACAAAGAGTTATCAATGAGAAGAAGATAGCGTGGCAGATGAAGCGTGTAGCAGAACGCTACGCTCGCAAGGAGAAGGCTTCTAGGTCTGGCTATCAAACTAATGACGAATCTTTCTATGAAACTACCACTATCTCTCAGCTTCTATCGCACATAATTACTAGCGTTATAGATGAAACTGTATTAGAACAAGCACAGAACCTTATCAATGATGGTACTCCGCGTAAACCTAGCGTCCCAGCAGAAGGTGGAAACCTATTAGCAATACTAATTGATATTAAGAAGGCTTACTTAAAGTTAGATGTTAAAGACCAGACGATGTTGCGTATGAGGTATCACGAACACCTTACCTTAGAACAGATGGCAGAACACTTCCAATGTGCTATATCTACAGTAGATCGTAGGACTACTAAAGCTCTGCGTCGTTTACAAAATCAATTAGGTGGGGAGAGTCCCTACAATTGAAAGAAA